AAGTCAAGAATGGGTCCCTATTCAAACATCGTTAGGAAGTTAATATGTTATTTGGAGCAACCTCATTTGCAGCAGCACCTTTTGCCGGAGTCGGTGTTATCAACATCACGGTTCAGGCAACCGGGAATCAAATAAATTTAGCAATTGGTAATACAAATGTTGGATTAGTGACTACTGTTCCAGTAACTGGTAGACAAATAAACCTTGCAACTAACACCATAAATGTGATAAACTGGACACCGATACCTCCAGGGGCATCACAGATTTGGATCCCAATAGATCCAGACAATCCATAGGAGAAAAATGGCTAGTACATATTCGAGTGATTTAAAATTAGAATTAATTACAACAGGTGAAAAGTCTGGTACTTGGGGTACCATTACTAATACTAACTTACAACAATTAGAACAAGCAGTATCAGGTTATATTGAAATCGGTGTAGGTGCAGCGGACGTTGCATTATCATTGGCAAATGGTGCTGTATCAAATGGTAAAAATTTATACTTTAAACTTACAGGAACTTTAACAGCAAATAGAACGGTGACGATGCCAGACTCTGCTGAAAGAGTTTTTATCATTGAAGATGCAACTAATAGATCTTCTTCTTTATTTAGTTTAACCGTTAAAACAGTTTCAGGAACAGGTGTTACAATACCTGTAGCATCAACAAATTTATTATATTCAGATGGAACAAATGTTTCATTAGGTATTAGACATAAAGGCTATGTAACTCCTGGAGCAACCTATACAACAGTTAATGGTGATCAGGTATTAGTTGATACATCAGGAAGTGGTATCGGTGCACCTGTTACAATTAATTTACCAGCATCTCCATCAATTGGTGATGAAGTTCATTTTATAGATACAGGTAATAACCTTGCATCAAACAATTTAACAATAGGTAGAAATAGTTCTAATATTTTAGGATCTGCTTCTGATTTAGTAGTATCTACAAACACAGCAGCATTTACATTAGTCTATGTTAATGCAACAAGAGGCTGGGTCTACAAAGATAACATATAGGAGCTAACATATGGCTCTAATTGATTTTAAATTCTTGCCAGGAATAGATAAGCAAGATACATCCGCTGGCGCAGAAAATCGTTGGGTTGATTCTGATAATGTAAGATTTAGATATGGACTACCAGAAAAAGTTGGTGGCTGGTCATCACTCATTACTGATACAATTGTTGGAGTTGCAAGACGTGAATTTGCATTTGTAGACTTAGCTGGAAATAGATATGTTGCAATAGGAACAGATAAATTTTTACTTATTTATTTTGAAGGTCAGTTGTATGACATTACACCTTTAAAAGCGACACTGTCTTCTGCAACAATTGCAACAACAGATACATCTCCAATTTGTGAAATAACAACTGGAAGTAATCATAATTTATCAGCGGGTGATATTATATTAATTGATAATGTAACTTTACCGGGAGGTACAGGTTATGTAGATTCTGATTTTGAAAACAAATTATTTCAAGTAACTTCTGTTACATCAACAACCGTATTTACCATTACACAAAGTACAGCTGCAACAGGAACAGTTGCAACCGGTGGAAGTATAGATGTCAAACCTTATGAAGTAGTAGGTCCTGCAGAACAATCATATGGTTATGGTTGGGGTATTGATACTTGGGGTACAGGTGGATGGGGAGAAGCTGCTTCAGCATCAGACGTGAGTCTGGAACCAGGCCTCTGGAGTTTAAGTAACTTTGGTCAAGTATTAGTTGCAACAATTGCTAATGGTAAAACATTTACATGGAATGCAGGAGACGCTGCAAGACTTACAACTAGAGCATCAACAACTACATCAGGATTTGAAACTACAAATAATCCAACTGCAACCAGAGTAACGTTAGTATCTCCTACAACTAGACACTTAATTCATTTAGGAACAGAAACTATTATTGGTGATACAACATCTCAAGATGATATGTTTGTAAGATTTTCAGATCAAGAAGATATAAATGATTACACACCGACCGCAATTAATTCTGCAGGTTCACAAAGATTACAAGATGGTACAAAAATAGTTGGATCATTAAAAGCAAAAGAAACCATTCTAGTTTGGACTGATAATGCACTCTATACAATGAAATTTGTAGGAGCTCCTTTTACATTTGGATTTGAACAAGTAGGGACTAACTGTGGATTAATTGGTAAGAATGCAGCTGTTGAAATAGATGGTGTTGCTTTTTGGATGTCTGCAAATGGATTTTTCATGTTTGATGGTACGGTTAAATCATTACCATGTTCTGTTGAAGATTATGTATATGATCAAGCAGATACTACAAAAGGTCAACAGATATATGCAGGTTTAAATAATTTATATACAGAAGTTGTTTGGTATTATCCATCACAAGGTTCTGATTATAATGATCAATATGTAATATTTAATTATGGTGAAGCTATGAAAGGTGGTGTTTGGTATACAGGAACAGAGGCTAGAACAACATGGATTGATGCAACTGTGTATCCTAATCCAATTGCAACTAAATTTGATAGTACAGCAAATGGTACGTTCCCGGTTATTGTAGGTCAAGATGGTTTAGGACAAACGACATTATTTGAACATGAAGTAGGTACCGATCAAGTCAATCCTGATGGTAGTACTACAACAGTTACATCATTTATAAAATCATTTGATTTTGATTTACAACAAAGACAACGAGGTGCCACGGGTCAGGCAACAGGGCCTACTATATCAGGTGAAGTATTTTTAGCAGTTAGACGTTTTGTCCCTGATTTTAAAGATTTACAAGGTAACTGTAAAGTTACGTTAGCAGTTAAAAGATACCCTCAACAATCAGATACTACAACGAGTTTGAGTCCCTTTACAATTACAGCAACTACTGATAAAAAGGATACAAGAGCCAGAGGAAGGTTTGTTAATATTAAAATAGAAAATGATGATATTAGTGAGTCTTGGAGATTTGGTACATTTAAAATAGATATTCAACCAGATGGTAGAAGATAATGATATACGATAGAAGATTCGGATTACCACAAAGTTCAGCTGATTATTTAAATCAACCTTTACCAGATATATCTGGAATATTTTCATTACCACAATATCAAGCAGTGGTTCCTAGTGAAGAAATAGAAGAATCTTTAACACCAACAGGATTAACTCCGGAACAATTAAGTTTATTATATCCACAATATAATTTAGATAGAGGAGGAGATGGACCAAGAGGTGGAGGAGATTTTGGTAATTTAGATTTAAGCACAGCTAAACAATTTAATATAAATGGTAATATTGTTACTGGTTATAAAAATTTAAATACAGGTTTATATCAAGATATTTCAGGAAAAAATTTACAGAATTTAGGATTAAGAAATATACCTGGAATTACAGGTTTATTAGATAATATTTTTGGTTCAAAAGAACCAACGTATCCAGGTTTGTTTGATACAGTAAGTACTAGAGCATTATTTAAAAATCCTTACCTAGCAAAAAGTTTCTTTGATAGACAAGATGTTGCAAAACAACAAAAAATTCAAGATGAAATTGATGCATATAATAGAGCGCAAGTAGATAAACTAAGAGCTGATCAAGGTGTAAGTGGTGACGGCCGGGGTAGTCGTAGAGGTGATTCAGATATAAGTGATAGTCAAAGAGGTGGTTTTGCCACTGATGACACAGCAGGGTTTTTCTAATGGCAAAAGTAGTAGTAAGAATACCAGAACCAAAAGAAGAATATGATGTCTCTAACCAGAAACAAATTAATAGAGCAATTGCTTTAGTAGTAGAACAATTGAACTCAACATTTTTAAATGAACTCAAACAAGAGACTGAAAGGTTTACTTGGTTTACGGAGCAAACTAATTAATGGCAAACATATATAAAAACGCATTTTTTGATTTAGCGACCACAGATAAAACAGATGTTTACACTCCACCGTCAAATTCAAGAGCGATTGTTAAAACAATACAAGGTAATAATCACGCTGGATCTAACCCTGAATTAGAAGTATTTGTATATGATAATTCAGCTGCCACAGAATATGAAATATCACACAAAGTAATTTCAGCAAAAACATTTCAAAATATGATATCTGGGTCTTTAATTTTGGAAGAAAATGATGTATTAAGAGTACAAGCTTCTGTTGGAGGAGCTATTGAAGGTTTTGTAAGTATATTGGAAATTAACAGAGACTAGGAGATAATATGGCGTTTAAAGAAGAAGGTTCAGTAAACTACACAATAATAAACGGTAAGAAAGTACCGGTAGTAAAATGCGAAACTGAGGTGGTATTAAGAAATACTAGAACTAATCAAGAGTACAACTCTGATCAAGAAGCTGAAGAGGATATTAAAAATCCATCGACAGCGACTGTAAAAGAAGATATAACTAGATCATTAAAAATTAAGGTAGCAGCAATGCCACCATTAGGAGCCGCATCAGAATAATGCCAATATCAAGAATGCAACAACCAAGACAAATGTATGGACTAGGTAGCCTAGTTAAATCTGTTACTAAAGGTGTTAAAAGCGCTGTTAAAGGTGTAGCCGATATAGCTAAATCTCCATTAGGATTAGCTGCCTTGGGATTAGGTGTTAGTAAATTTGGCATACCATTCACTGGTGGTGTAGGAAAAGGATTTTTACAAAATATTCCAGGTGTTTCAGGTATAACAGATTTTTTTACAAAAGGATCTGATTTATCAAAAACGGCAAAAATATTCGCAGGTGGTTCTTTATTGGGTGGACTATTAAGTCAGGCAGAACAAGAAGGTGACCCTGAAGGTATTACAAGAAATGTTGGCGCTTTAAAAATTAAATTAGCTGATGCATATAGAAATCAAAGAACTTTTGCTGATGCAGAAGATGAAGAAGCAGCTATTGCACAACAAGTTGAAAGAGATACTGCTGAATATACTCAAGATTTAGCTAGAGGTGGTCTATCTACAGGTGGTAGAGCGGGATTTGCATTAGGTTCTCCAGAACAAAATGCTATCAATGCATCCGGAATCATGAACCTACCATTGAATGAAAACCCTGCGGGAGTTAGTGAATTAGACCTTAGAGAAACAGGTGGATTTATTCCTCCAGTTGGTGTAAAAGAAAAGGCAGATGATATTCCAGCAATGTTATCTAATAATGAATTCGTATTTACAGCTGATGCTGTAAGAGGAATGGGCGACGGCAACGTCAATAAAGGTGCACAACGTATGTACGATATGATGAAAAAATTAGAAAAAGGCGGGAGAGTAGTATAATGGCAGAAGTATCAACGGTTGTTCAACAACCACCTGAATTTATAGAAGCGGCAGCAAAACCATATTTAACTCAGTTACAACAAGTAACTGGTCAATTAAAAGAAGCAGATCTATCAAAAGTATATGGACCACAATTTACTGCGGGGATGGGTCCTTTAACTCAACAAGCAATTGGTCAAGTTGGTGGATTAGGTGCATATGAACCTTACTTACAGGCTGCACAAGCTGCTACAGGTCCTACAGCTTATCAACAATATATGTCTCCATATCAACAAGATGTTATTGGAACTACTTTACAAGAATTTGATATACAAGCTCAAAAAGGTTTACCAGCAGTTGGACAAGCTGCTTATCAAGCAGGTGCTTTTGGTGGAGCAAGGCAAGGTGTAGCTGAAGCAGAATACAGAGCAGCATCTGATAGAAATAGAGCTGCATTACAAGCTCAGTTATTACAACAAGGTTTTGGTCAAGCACAAAATTTAGCTCAACAACAATTTGGTCAACAAATGAATTTAGCTCAACAAGCTCCTGCACTAGCGGGTCAACAAATATCTGCGCTGACAACTTTAGGTGGATTACAACAATCTCAAAGACAGGCAGAACTTGCAGCACAGCAACAGCTTGCTCAACAACAATTACAACAACCATTAATGGCAACACAGGCTCTGGGTTCAGGGATCACTTCGTTAATCGCTGGTTATCCAGGTTCACAGCAAGTACAAACTCAACCATCTCCAACGCCTTTACAAACTGCTTTAGGTGCAGGTGCTACATTGGCTGGAGTATACAGAGCATTTAATTAATATGAGTAGAATATTTAAAAGACCAATGTTCAGAAAAGGTGGACCGACTAATAATATGAACGGTATCATGACTGGTATTGTTGATAGAGAAAATCATGCTGAAGATCCTTTTGTTGGAGATTTAAAAGGTTATATTCCTACAAAAGAAGAATTAGCTTACGTTAAATCTCAATTACCTGAAAGACCAGAAGTAAAAGATGATGGTATTGATCCATTATCACAATTTCTTATACAAGGTGGATTAAGTTTAATGTCTCAAACACCTACTGGCGGTATATTTAGTACAGCTTCAGAAGCACTTAAACAACCAACAGCTGGTTTATTTCAAGATTTAGCTTCTAAAAGAAAAGAAAAAAGAGAAGAAGCAAGAGAAAAATATTTAACTGAAGCTGATTTATTTAGTGATTTAATTAAAACCAAAGGTGATATAGCTGCAGCTAAACTAGGAGCTTCGGATTCAGCTAAAATGCAAACTGCTAATGCAGTTAAAAGTTTATTTGCTCCTAAAATAAAAGCGATAGAAGATAAAATAATTGAAGCTAAACAATCAGGAGCTGGAAATGATGTACTAGGTCCACTAGTAATAGAACTACAAAATTTACAAACACAATCAGAAAATGCTTATTTAGATGTATTAATACCTGGAAAATCAAGATCAGAACAAATACTAGATATGGCTGCAATTATTAAAGAAAATGATCTTGGTGGTAGTAAATCAAATGAGCAGATTATCGCTGAAGCAGAATCTATTGTTAACATGGCTTCAGGTATTAAAACTAAAAAAGCTGATGGCGGCAGAATTGGTTATGCAATGGGAACTCCTAAAAAAGCAGATGCACCAATGCTTAATGAACCTATGATGAATGCTCCTGCAGTTGAATCTAAAGCTAGAAGTATTGACATGCCTTTTGAAGAATTTAGACAAAAACTACCTGCTAATATTACAGACGATATAGCAAACATTATATATTATAATTCTAGTGCATTTGCAGATTTTGCAAATATTGAAACTCAAGATGATGTTTATGCATTTAATTCAAAGTATGACGTAAACTTAACTTTACCTTTTAATACCGAGACGACCTAAAATGATATGGCTGATTTGGAAAAACAAAATAGGGATGATCTTTTAAAAAGCGTCATTGATGACGTTCTAAATAACGTTGGCACACAAAATATAACTAAAGAAACTCAAGAAGACATTAAGGAATTAAATCCAGATAGTGTAGTAGAAAATAAACTTCCTACATCCGAATTAAAAAGTTTTGTTAGATCTTTACCTGAAAATGAAAAAGACGATGTCTTACGTTATTTAGATATATTTAGAAATGATAATGCTCCAGTAGTATCTTTTATAGAAGATATTAAAAAATATGGTTCAGTTAAAAAAGCAAAAGAAGCCGGAGCTACGTCTGGTTTATTAAATCCAAATAAATTTTTAAAAGATTTTAGTAAAGAAGGTGATGAAGAGGATTTAAAAAGATTTACATCTAATTTAATATTAGGAAATGAAATATATGATGTATCAAAACGTGATGATTTTGTAGGTCAACAAAAACAAAAAGAATATTTAAATAAAAAAACAACTAAAGTTATGCGTGGTATGGGTATGGCTGCTGAAGAGTCAGCCCGTGAAACATTTAGAACATTGGCTGCAATGACAGACGCTGGTTTTAATACTGAAATGTTAGATTTTTTAGAACAAAATTGGCCTGCAGTAGAAAAATCTAGAGAAGGCGTCGAACAATTAGCAGAAGATTTAACTCAATTTGGTATTTCTATATATGGAGGTAAAAAAATACTTAATCTTTTTGGTAAATTGTCAAAAAAAGTTGCTCCTGACTTTACAAGAAACGTTGTTAAAAGACTACAAAAAGGGAAAGTAGTAAAAGATAAAACTGGAAATATAAAATTAAGATCAAGTATTGCTCAAAAATTAGGTTACTGGGGAGTAGGTGGAGCTGTTGCTTACGGTGTAGGTGAATCGGTTTTTGGAGGATCAGAGGATGATAAAACTATATTAGGTGATACTTTTGGTTTATCAGAAACTCTTAGAATGAAAGACACAGAAGGATTAACAGGTAGAGAAAAAGCAACACAAATATTAGCAAATAAATTAAAGTATGGTGCAGATGGAACTGCTTTAGTAGGTGGTTTAACTGTTGCAGGTAAAACAGTTGCAATGCCTGTTTTAAGAGCAGGTAACAAATATATTTTAGCTCCAGGATTTAGAGCAGCAGGTGATTATGTATTAAATCCATTAAGTAAAATTGCTGCAAGTGAAAAAACTGGAATACCACAAATAACAAGAGCAGTGATATCAGGAAAAAATAAAGTTTTAACTAAAGCAGGTATTCCTAAAATGGAAAACTGGCAATTTTTTTCCATGACAGCTGGTCCATTAAAAGAAAGAATAATGAAAGCTGCTGATAAGTTTATATTAACTCCAATAAGAACTAGAGGTGCATTAACTCAAGAAGCAAAAGATGCATTAATTAAGTCTGAAGGATTAGTTAATAAATATAGAAAAAGAGTTGATATGAAAATGAAACAGTTAGAAAATAAATTATATACTTTGACTGAAAAAAGTTTGATTGATAAAATCATTACAGATTCAACTCCTGTTGCTGCAAAAGCATATTTGGATGACATTGTTTTATTTTTACAAGGTAAAATTGGAATTAATGATTTACCTCAGGTTTTAAGAAATTCTTCTAAAGAAGTTAAAACAGTTATTGATGATTTAACAAAAGAATTACAACCGTATATTAAATCTGGTCAATTAGAAAAAGAATTTATAGATAACATTGGAAAATATTTAAGAAACTCATATGAAGTATTTAGAAGTAATTCATTTAAACCAAATTCATCTCAAATAAAATCAGCTACAGATTACTTTAAAGAACAAATTAAAAAAATGGATCCTGAATATAAAAATGTAAAAATAGGTTCTGGAACTGAATTAGATAAACAATTATCAAGACTTGCTTCATCTAAAGTAGATGAAATATTAAACGTTGGTCAAGAAGGAAGTAGCCCAAAAGATAGAATGAAAGCTATTACGTCAGTAGTGGCTCCTTTTTTAGATAAAAAAAATCCTTCTTTACCAAAAGTTGTTCAAGATTTATTAGGAAAAGTAAATGATCCAAGAGCTATTGTATTAGATACAGTTACTCAACAAGCTAATTTATTAGCGCATATAAGGTATCATAAAGCTTTAGCAAGAAATGGTTTAAAAAATGGTTGGATATTTAAAGATGAAAAAGATTTTATTAGAAGAGGTTTTCAACAAGAGGTAGCTCCATCATTGGTTCCTATTACTATTTCTAAAAATAGAATGAATGTAGATTTAACGGATGTTTATTCTTATAAAATAGGAAAAGCTAGAGCACCTTATCTTACAACAAAAGAAATAGCTCAAGCAATGAATGGAGATAATTTAGTTACAGATTTTTTATTAAAAATACCAATGTATAAAGCTTACCTAGCAGCTAAAACAACATCACAATTATCTAAAACTGTATTATCAATAATGACTCAAATGCGTAACGTTGAAACCGCAGCTTTCTTTTCTTTTATTAATGGCCACATGGGAAGAAATGCAAGTCTTATTGATTCTATGAAAATAGCATTTCAAGATGTTATAGGTAAAGGAAGTGTAAAACCTGAAGTCATGAAAAAGAAATTAGAAGAATATCTTCAATATGGTGTGTTTGATAATTCAGTAGTCGCTGGTGAAGTAGAGGCAGTATTAAAAGACATTGTAAAAAATAGATTTTCTACATCAGAACAATTAATGAAATATTTATTAAACAATCCAGTTTTTAGAAAAGCTACAGAATTTTATCAAGCTTCAGATAACTTATGGAAGGCATATGGATATGAGTTTACAAAATCACAAATGATTCCTGCTATTCCAATAAAAGGTTTAAGTTTAGATGATGCCGCTAAATTAGGTTATAAAATAGAACCTGGAAAAAAAACTGCTTACACATGGCAGGATTTAGTTACTCAACAATATAAAGAAATTTTTAATATGAAATGGGATCCTCTTGATTTTGCAGGTAATCCAAAAACTTATTCTCAAGCTTTAAGAGATATAGCAGGTAAATATACTAGAGATGTTTATCCAAACTATTCAATGGTTCCACAAATTGTAAAAGAATGGAGACGTCTACCACTTGGTAACTTTGTTGCCTTTCAATCTGAAATTATAAGAAATATTTATAATATATTAACATACTCAACTAGAGAAATATCATCTAGTAATCCATATATAAGACAAATAGGTGCTAGAAGACTTTTAGGTTTTGGGAGTGTAATGTACGGATTTGATAAAGGATTAGAAGGCATATCTAGTAGCTTAACAGGTTTAGATGAAGAGTTTATAAAAGGATACCAAAGATTCTTTTCACCATGGTATGCTAAGAATGATAAAATTATACCAGTATCTAAACCAGATAAAGATGGAAAATTTCAAAGTATTGATTGGAGTAAAGAACAACCTTTTGCATCAATTTCAGATGGATTTAATACATTTACTGAAGGAATGTTTAATCCAGATAAAAGTGACGAAGCAATGTTTACAAGATTTTTTAAATCAATGTTTTATGATTATGAAGAAAAAAAGAATGGTGCACTAACACAAATATTTGAACCATTTATTACAGAATCAATTTTAACTGAAGCAATATTAGATGTAGCTCCTAAATGGTTACCTATTCCAGGTGCAAGAGGTGGTAAAACTAAAGAAGATAAAATAATATATGATGCAGCTAACGAACCATATGATGTAGTAGTTGGTAAAATATTTAATCATTTAATACAAACTATTAATCCAACTACATTTAGAAGTGCAGGTAAAGTTTTATCTGCTTATGATGAAGAAGTTAATAAAGCTGGTGATAAATATAATACTACAAATGAATTATTAAAAATGTTTCTTGGTATTGGTATCACCGAACAAAATCCTAAAACTAGTATGACTTATATTATAAGTGATTTTAGTAGAAGATTACAAGCAGCCGATGGTACTTTTAAAAGAGGCACCTATGATTTAAATCAAATATTTAAAGATCCTACAAATATTTTAGAACAATGGGACTTACTACAAAGAAACAGATATAGAGAAATGAGTAGAGTAAGTGACTTTTTAAAAGTAGCTGAAAGATTATTTCCTAAAGGAGAAATAGCTTTACAGTTTAAAGATAGACAAAACTTTGGTAAAAAAACAATGAAGTATCTATTTGCAAATAGATATAGACCATCAAACATACCGGGATTTAAAGAGTATACGGATATAACACAAAAATCTTACAGAAAACTATTAGAAACATATCCTGATTTAAAATTTGAAGATGTATTTCCATTAGCACAGATGCAAGAAATAGTAGGTAAATGGAACGGTGTTCCACTTGGATTGTCTGATGAAGACTTAGAAAGATATTTTAATAAAGAACTTCCAAGTGTTATTGATAAACAAAGTCAAAAACCAGATGAAACCATAGAACAAGAACCTCAACAAGTTTCTCAAAAACCACAAACTCCACCATTACCAAGTACACCAATGCCTAATCAACAAGTGATACAAACTGCAGCGCTTCCGGCTTCAGGGGTCATGAATCAAGGTTTGACTGCAACAGAAAATGCGTTATTATCTGAAGAAGAAAAACAAATTAAATTAAGATCAAGAGGTTTAGTATAATGAATTATTTGGGCGGTCAGATAGTATCAAACTATTGGGGTCTTTATGTGGCGGGGGTCACATTCTAATGGCTAACGGGAAACATCCAGAGGACACAGGTGAACATTTAATGGCATTATACGGACATATAGAAGGCGTGAAAAAAGACATCAATCATTTACATAAAGATATTGAAAAGGTAAATTCTAAAATAGAAGACATTGAAAAGAAAACAGACCGTCTTTTATACTGGATTATCGGTGGTGCATTTACTACAATTCTGACACTAACGGGATTATTTAATTTATTCTTGAATTAATTTAAATCATTATTATATTAACGATGGGTTGCTTTAGGAAGGACCCATAAACTAACTGTCTAACACGGAGGTTATTATGACAAATCTACTAAATACTTTCCTAAATACATCAATCGGTTTTGATCCATTTTTCGATGGACGAGACAATTGGTTAACATCTAAACCAAGTTATCCTTTTTATAATATTAAAAAGGAATCTGAAAATAAATACATTATAGAAATAGCTTTAGCAGGTTTTGCTAAAGAAGATATTGATATTCATCAAACAGATGAAATATTAACTATCGAAGCTTCTGAACACATTAAAGAAAATAATGAAAAAGAAGAATATATTTCTAAAGGTGTTTCTAAAAGATGGTTTAGAAAACAATTTCAACTAGCAGATACAGTTGAAGTTAAAAAAGTAAAACTTGAAAATGGTATGTTGTCTATTCATTTAGAAAACAATAGACCAAGTAAAGAAAAAACTTTTGATATTGATTAAATCCATTCTCTAAAGTCTTCATCCATAATTGTATTTGCGATGTCGACTTTGTTACGAAGAGCTTTAACAATACGTTCGTCAATAGTATCTGAAGTCATTATATCAATATAAGTCATTTTTCTTGTTTGACCTATACGATCAATTCTGGCTTCAGACTGTTGACGTTTCTCTAAATCATAACCATTAGAAAAGTAAATCATATTACTACCTGCAGTTAATGTAATACCATAACCACCTGTATGCGTAGTACCAACAAAAAATCTACACTTCTCATCATTTTGAAATTTTTTAATATTAGCTGATCTTGCATCAGTATCTGTTGCACCATAATAATCCACAACAGAATCATCACCATATACTCTTTTAATTTCTGAAATAATTCTTCTCACATCATGAGTATAGTGTGACCATATAATAGTTTTACCTTCAACATTTTCTAATATATTCATCAATTCAGTTAATCTTTGGCAAGGTAAATCTTTTATAGTACCATCATCAGCAGTAAAGTGTCCACAAGTAATTTGATGAAGTCTCATTAATTGAGTCATGACTGTCGCTGATGATTGCATCTTACCATCTAAGAACGCAATTGCCTCTGCTTTCATTTGTTTATAAACTTTATTTTGTTCTGGTGTAAGTTCAACATAATGTTTGACATATGTTTTTTCTGGTAAATCTAAACAATCTTCTTTTAATATTCTTTTTGAAAATGGTTTTATTTTTTCTGATAGTTCACCAAGGTTTCTGTAACCAACAACTATTTCAACTCGTCTACCTTGAACTTCAATTTTTTTAGTAACAGCATATCGAGCTTTAAATACCCAATAAGAATCATGGCCCAGGAGCCAAGGATCAAGAAAAGCACATTGAGAAAATAAATCTAACGGTGATTTAGTAACAGGTGAACCTGTTAATATTCTTCTATACTTTGCATATTCTCTTAAACCAAAAATATTTTTTGTTCTATTTGATGTAGGTGTTTTAATTGTCGTAGACTCATCAATTGCAATCATTGATTTGTGACAAGATAAAAATTTTTCTGCAAACGCAGTTCCAGTTCCAGAACTAAAAGCTTCAACATTCATAATTAAAATATGAAAGTCAGTTCCTGTTTCAAATAACGTATTTAAAACTTTTTTCTGTTTAGAAGATTTGTCAGATGTTTTCCAAAGTACAGCTTTCTTTTCTATATGATCAGGCAAGTGAACAGGTATTTCAGAGTCATACCAATTTTTATAAACGCCTTTAGGTGCTATTAATAATAATCCGTTTATTAAACCTTTATCATAAAGAATAGCAGCGTTATCTAACAATACTTTAGATTTACCTGTACCCATTTCCATGAAATAAGCAAAATTTTCCTTATCCCAAGAGGCTTTTAATGCATCTAATTGATGCTCATATGGCTTAGTTTTAAATTTATAATTCATAATATATAACCTTTACTTTTCTTTCTAAGAGGATATATATTAGTTAAAAAGAAAAAGTCAATGAGTAAAGTTTATTTAACACAAGAGATACCTGGAACATCTATAGGACAACCTAAGTATAATATTTTAGGTGCACAAAAGTTTGGACAAATTGTCACAGTGTTGCCAGAAAGAAGTCAAATTATAATGTCACCTGGTCCATTGATACAAAAATTAAGAACTCTTTTAAAAGAATATACAACCGATGATTACTTATTATTATCAGGAGATCCTGCAATTATTGGAGTAGTTTGCTCTGTTGTTTGTGATATTACAAATGGTAAATATAAATTACTAAAATGGGATCGACAAGAAAAAACTTATTATCCAATCGAAGTAGATATTTTTCAAAAATAAAACTTGACAAATCAAGTTTGAGTCCTTATAATTACGGCCATGAAAGTTAAAAAGAAAATACTTAAAGGAGTTATATTATGATAATAGATATGCGTAAAGATGCACCTGATCAATCTACTAGCATTGATCCAGATAAACTTTCAACAGAAGTTGAAAAGTTACAAACAATTCAAGAAGAAATAAAAGAATTGGAAGCAAGACTAAAAGATAAAAAAGAAGATGAAAAACATTTTAGTTGTATTGTTATTCCAAAATTAATGGAAGATATGAACCTATCTAGTTTAAAATTAAAAGATGGTTCTGAACTTACTGTTAAAAAAATTTATAGTGCCTCAGTTAAAGCTGATAAAAAAGCAGAGGCGATACACTGGCTTCGAGACAATGGCTTGGGTGATATAGTAAAAAATAATGTTATTGTATCATTCGGTCAAGGCGAAGATAACAAGGCGGTCGATTACGTCAACCTTGCGAGGTCTGGTGGGTTTGAACCTATCCAAGAGGAGAAAGTTCACCCACAGACACTCAAAGTAGTTATGAAGGAATGGAAAGACAAAGGTCATGAAGTTCCTGAAGAACTATTCAATACGTTCGATGGAAATCAAACGTATTTAAAAAATAAAAAATAAATAATAACTCAATAAGGAGATATACTTATGGCAAATACAAATGCTATGACTAAGAAAAACAGTGCAGGTGCACTGGCTACAATCAACCTAAGAGGCGACTCTGGAAGAGGTAGCGAAGAAATAAAATCGGACGATATGTCAACACCGATTTTAAAAATCCTTCACCAACTATCACCTGAATGTAACAAGAGTAATGCAAAGTACGTAGAAGGTTCACAACCTGGTATGATCTATGCAAAAGGTCTTGGTACATTAATAGATGGAAACGAAGGTGTGGAAGTTGTTGTTGCACATGTGCAAACAAGATTTCCAGAGTGGCAGGAAATGGGAGATACAGCAGCTCCACCTGTCGCAACACATCTATCAATACCTGATGATGCTGTTGAAGAAAGGAACGGTAAGTACAGATTATCAAATGGTAATTACTTAGAAAAAACTGCATACTTTTATGTAATAGTTTTAGGTGAAGAACCTAGACCTGCAGTGATTACTATGAGATCATCTAACTTAACACCTGCGAGAGAATTAAATCAGTTGATTAAAAATCTTAGATTTAAGGATGACAAAGGTGTTTACAATCCAGCAGCATATGCAGCAGTTTATAATTTAAAAACTGTTGGTAAAGTTGCAGGAAGTAAAAGCTGGCATGTCTATAAACCAACCATGGCGAGAGCTTTGGATGTATCTAAGAAAGAGGATGCAGACTTATACTTAATGGCACAAGAGTTTCAAAAATCTGTGTCCAAAGGTTCAGCGAAACCTGAGTATGAGAAAAGCGATAAACCTCAAACTGAGGATATTGTATAATTCACTAAGTGGATACTCTAGAGAAGAGGCGGAACTGGGAGACTGGAACCGCCTCTATAAAAAAATTAAAGGGATACAGACATGGAAGAGTTCAGGAAAGCATTTACAGGTTTAGAACGTAATTTTGGTTTTTGTAATGTTAACAATGGTTATACAGATCCAGATACAGGAAAAATAAAATTTAGATCAGGTGATTATGGTTGGTCAGGTAAATCAATTACAGACAAAGATTATCAACAACATTTAGATGGAACTAAATCAATAGGTGTACAACCATGTAATGATGATGGTTTAGCAAGATTTGGTGCAATAGATATTGATCCAAAAGTATATAAAAATTTAGATGTAAAATATTATTTAGACATTATTCAAGAAAAAGAATTACCATTAATTCCTGCAAGATCAAAAAGTGGTGGACTACATTTATATGTATTTACAAAAGAATTAGTTAAAGCAAAGATTATAAAAGATTTTTTAGAAGAAGTTTTATTTTTATTTAAATTACCAATCAATACAGAGATTTTTCCAAAACAAACTAAATTAGGTAACAATACAGATGGAGATAAAATAAATGGTAACTTTATAAATCTTCCATACTTTAATAAAAATGAAAGAGTTGCATTGTCTCCAAACGGAGAAGAAATGTCTATTGAATTATTTTTAAATTGTATTGAATTAAATAAACAAACTTCAGATCAATTAAAACAAATATCAAATAATATTATTCAAAAAGAATTAATAGGTGGTGCAGAAGAATTTAAAGATGGTCCACCATGTTTAGAAATATTATCTAAAAACAAAATGAAAGATGGTCGTGATAGATTTTTATATAACTACATGGTCTTTGCTAAAAAGAAATATTCTGACAACTGGAGAGATAAAGTTTTACAAGCAGGTAGAAATTACTTTGAATTTAATTCTACTTGGACAGATGATCATATTAAAATGAAAATAAAAACATGGGACAAAGAAACTAAAGGTCACACGTGTAGTGATGAATTACTTGCACCTGTGTGTGTTAAATCTGAATGTGTAAAAAGAAAATTTGGAATTATATCTGATAAAAAAATAAATTGGCCATTGATGACTAATCTACAAAAGATAGATTTTAAACCAGACCCTGAATATTATTTTACAGTTGAAAATAAAAAAGGTGAATCTGTTCCTGTACATGCAAAAGATGTAAATAAAATTAAAGATCAAAAAGAATTAAGAGGTTTAATTATGGCGCAAGTTGATGTGCTTCCTCCACCTATTAAAGCAATGGAATTTTATGAAATGATAAATGCATTACTAGATACCGTTGATACAGTGCAACCGGCTCCAGGGACCAGACCAATGGAGATACTAAAGAAATTATTAAGAGAACATATAAACGGGCCTCAGGCTACAACATATAATTCTTTTTTAAGTGGTAATGTATTAAAAGATAAAGAGTATGCATATTTTGTGTATGACGATTTCTATAATTTTTTAAAAGAAAATGAATGGAAAAAAGATGCATCAAGAACTTCTTACATGATTGAAAAAATGTTTGAGAAAGAAAAAGATCATTTACCTAAACCAGAGTTTGGTAAAAAGAAAAGATTTCCTGGTACAAATAAAAAAACAAATAAACCATATCCAGGTGTAAATGGTTGTGCAGCTATTCCATTGTATTTATTTAAAGAAGAGGAAGAAGTTGAAGAAATAATAGAGATAGAAAACGAGGATGATATTGTCTAATGATATATAAATATTTTGGTCCTCCAGGTACAGGTAAAACACATAAACTAATTAGTAGAGCTAAAGCTTATATTAGAATAGGTACACCTTTAGATAAGATTGCATATTTTGCTTTTACTAAAAAAGCAGCTGATGTAGCTAAAAATAGAATGCCAGTGGATAATGATAAATTATATTATTTTAGAACACTTCATTCATTTGCTTTTGATCAATTACAGTTAAATACTAAAAAAGTAATGCAAGGAGAAGATTACACTAAGATAGGTAAGAAAGTAAATTTAAGAGTTAAATACTTTGATAAATATAACAAGGAAGAAAAATTTTATTTAGATAATGATAGTCCATACTTTCAAATGATTGGAAGAGCTATGAATAGAGATGTAACTCCTAGAGAAGAATTTGATAGAAACGAACATAATACTAAAGAAATTAGATGGCCATTATTAAAAAACATATCTGATAATTTAATAGAATATAAGAGAGTAAAAAAGAAATTAGATTTTAATGATATGATTTCAAGATTAATTGATAAGAAAGATTTACCTAAATTTAAGGTAATTTTTATAGATGAAGCTCAAGATTTATCTCCATTACAATGGAAATTATTTGATAAATTAAAAGAATATACAGAAGATATTTATTTAGCAGGTGATGATGACCAAGCTATTTTCGCTTGGGCAGGAGCTGATGTTAATAGATTTATAAATGAACCTGCAAAAGAAAAAGTATTAAAATATTCAAAAAGAATATCAAGAGCAGTGCAAGAACAATCTATAATTCCATTAAATAATATAATTGGACAGAGAAAATTAAAACAATATTATCCAAGAGACTATGAAGGTCTTTGTGAAAGAATAAATAATTTAGATCAAATAGATGTGACAGAAGGTAAATGGTTAATATTAACTAGAACGGTTTCTAGATTAATAAAAATGATAAAAGAATTAAGAAAAAGAAACTTATATTATCAAACTAATAAAGGTAAATCATTTAAAGTATTATTATACAATGCATCTGTAAATTATAATTCATGGTGTAGAGGTATTGAATTAGATGAAAAAGAAATAAAAGACATAAAACAATTTATTGGATCTGGACCTGAAACATGGAATAAAGATGTTGATTGGTTTGATGCATTTACAGAAGCTGATTTAGATGAGAAAGAATACATAAAAAATATGTTAGATAATGGAGAAGATTTAGATAAAGAAGCAAGAATACTTGTATCTACAATTCATGCAGCTAAAGGTGGTGAAGAAGATAATGTTATATTGTGTTTAGATTTAGGTCAAAAAATAAAAAAAGCAATTAAAAAGAGTCAAGATAAGTATGATGAAGAAAATAGAGTTTGGTATGTGGGAGCAACACGCGCAAGAAATAATTTATATAAACTAAAAGCAAGAATAAAAAGAAATGAATATAAACATTTATAAGAATTTATATACAAACGTATATAAACCGAACGGGAGTGAGACTACCTTTACTGGTGACTGGCAGCATCAGGCTTTAACGAGCGAAGTTGGTTCGATTTTCTCTACTCCCTATTTTGGATCTATGGTCGTTAAACCAGCAACTGCCAATAACTTAACAGGAGAAAAATATGACAAATAAAGATATGTTCGAAAGTGCGTTTCCACAAGATAAGCAGATAGGCGGGAGTCACTACAAAGACTTTCATATTCAACCCTATGAATTCATTTCTAAAAATGACCTTTCTTTTTTTCAAGGAAATGTTATTAAGTATGTGTGTCGTTATATGAATAAAAATGGCATACAAGACTTAGAGAAAGTAATTCATTATTGTGAATTAGAAATTAAAAAGATGCAAGATATGAAGAGGAAAAAATAATGTTAATGCCAACTACAGAATGGGTAGCACCTACAGAGTTTCCTGATTTAAGAAAAGCAGAAGAAATAGCAATTGACTTAGAGACAAGAGATCCAGACTTAAAGAAACTGGGTTCAGGAGCTATAAGTGGTAATGGTGAAGTTGTAGGTATTGCTGTTGCTGTAGATGGATATAAAAATTATTTTCCAATAGCACATGGTACAGGTCCAAACATGGACAGAGATAAAGTTTTAAGATGGTTCAAAGATATTTGTGAATCACCTGCTACAAAAATATTTCATAACGCAATGTACGACGTATGTTGGATTCGTAATTTAGGTATTAAAATCAACGGTTTAATTGTAGATACTATGATTGCAGCATCATTAATTGATGAAAATAGATTCTCGTATACGTTGAATTCATTATCATGGATATATTTAAATAAAGGTAAAAATGAATCTTTACTAAACAAGGCAGCTAAAGAACGTGGATTAGATCCTAAAGCAGATATGTGGAAGATGCCTGCAAGTGAAGTAGGTTCATATGCAGAAGAAGATGCTGCGTTAACTTTAGAACTTTGGAATTACTTTAAGAAAATTATTATTGAAGAAGATTTACAGGGTGTATTTAATTTGGAGACTGATCTTTTTCCTTGTTTAGTTGATATGCGTCACCTAGGGGTGCGGGTAGATATCGAAAAAGCAAGTCAATTAAAAACAGCACTGGCAGTAAAAGAACAAAACCTCCTGCAACAAATAAAAATAGAATCAGGAGTAGATACTCAAATATGGGCTGCACGATCAATTGAAAAAGTTTTTCAAAAATTAAATTTACCTTACGAAGTAACTGAGAAAACTGGTGCACCATCATTTACTAAAAATTTTATTTCTAAACATAATCATCCTGTAGTTCGTATGATAGCAGAAGCTAGAAAAATAAACAAGGTCAGTACAACTTTTATTGATACCATTTTAAAACATGAACATAATGGTAGAATTCATGCAGATATAAATCAAATACGATCTGATGATGGAGGAACGGTTACAGGACGATTTAGTTATTCAAATCCAAATCTACAACAAATACCTGCAAGAGATCCGGACACTGGACCATTAATAAGAAGTTTATTTATACCTGAAGAAGGTTGTAAATGGGGTACATTTGATTACTCACAACAAGAACCAAGACTTGTTGCACACTATGCATTAAGATTTGAATATGATTCAGCGCAAGTAATTGCAGATTCATATGAAAATGATCCGTCAACAGACTTTCACCAGATTGTTGCTGACATGGCAAATATAGATAGGAAAGAAGCAAAGACAATTAACTTGGGTTTATTTTATGGAATGGGTAAAGCTAAACTACAAAATGAATTAGGTGTATCAAAAGAAAAAGCAGATGAATTATTTAATCAGTATCATGGTCAGGTACCTTTTGTTAAAGAGTTAATGACTGGAGTTATGGAAGCTGCACAAAATAAAGGTAGAATAAAAACATTACTTGGTAGACGTTGTAGATTTCCTAAGTATGAACCCATACTTAGAGGAAGTGATTGGGGTACATTTGTACCTGCACAAGATCATGAAACAATATTAGAGTTACAAAAAATGGGACCACATGAATTAGATGATGATGGTAATGTCGTAAAAGATAAAGATGGTAAGCCTAAAAAAAATTATTGGCATCAAAATCCAATACGTAGAGCATTTACTTACAAAGCATTAAATAAACTTATTCAAGGTAGTGCTGCAGATATGACTAAGAAAGCAATGGTTGATTTATATAAAGAAGGTTTATTAGGTCATATACAAATACATGATGAGTTAGATTTTTCGATTGAATCTGAAGCACAAGCTGATAAAATAAAACAAATAATGGAACATGCAGTAGAACTAAAAGTTCCTAACAAAGTTGATTATGAATCTGGTCCTAACTGGGGCGAAATTAAATAATATGAGGAACTATGGCTTATTTAAATGCGAATATACCACCAATCTATTGCAAAATAAGGAAGGAATATCTTTATGACATGGATGAAAAATATAAGAAAGATTTTAGTGACTGCGTTATCTTTGGTATTGTCTCTATATCAGGTCGCGCTCTCCTTTTTAACATCATGCTTCCCAATGGTGCGTGCTATTGGCGTTTGCCTATCTCAGCGTTTTTCCAAAAACAATATGATAGAGCCGATGTGCCGGATATGCAGGCGAACGAGTTACAATTGTGGAACTGTTTTAGTTATTGGCCTAGTGTGCATTGCTTCGATTGGTTGGCTGGTATAGATGGTAAGTATTTAGGTAAAGATAAAAAATTCTACAAAGGTCAATACTTATTTACTATTGACTGGGCACATCCAGAGACTAATATATTAAACACGGAACATTCAGAGATTCCGCAAGAACACAAGTGTGCACACATTATGGCACTTGAAAACGGCAACTTTGCTGCGCAGCCAAACAACAGAATTATTTGGCATGTAAATAGTTACACAACAGATAACGACTGGCCTGATTACAAAGTACAAAATACTGTATGGGATGTAGAAGGCGGAGACTGGATAACGGAAGATTCTGATAAAATGTTTTATGATATAGAGGATACCAATGAAGAGAAAATGTAAAATTTGTGATCATGCCTGTCATTGTTATGGACAAGGTTATAATTTAAACACAAATAAATGTGATAATTGTATTTGTGATAGTTGCAGCTGTACACCTTTAGTGTTAAAAGACGAACCTAAAAAAATATCTTGGTGGCAAAGATATGTTAACTGGCTATTTAAGGAGTATAATGATGAAGCAATGTAAACAATGTAAAAAAGAATTTGAACCAAAAGATGAATTAGATTTATTTTGTGGTCAGGATTGTAAAGAAGAAGCATTAGCAGAATTAGATTCAGGTTCTGATGAGTGTCTATCATGTCAATAAAAATTAACGAGAATACAAGTATCGGTCTCCCGTTAAGAAACTTAATTGGTTTGATCGCAGCCATAATTGTTGGCGCGTGGTTTGCCTTCGG